AACTGGGTATTTGATGGCAGTTTTAAATGGTGGTTACTTGGTGTGGTTATTTTTTACATCATAGCTAGATATAGTTAAGAAAGGCACAAGAGAAATGAACAATGAACCAGTAGCAGTTGTAGACCATAGGCAACAAAATGGAGTTACATGGCTAAAAATCAAAAAAGGTCAATCAGTAATGCCAGACCACAATACTTTGCTTTATACCCATCCAGCAAAGACACTAACAGATGAGGAAATTAAAAGTGTTATGGCTCTAGATGAATGTTGGATTGGTGAAGATTGCAGTATTCCTGACATGATTGCATTTGCTAGAGCAATACTAAGAAAGTCGAGTGATAAATGAAGTACAAAATTGGTGATTTAGAGCTTGAAATGACAGCTCGGCATACCTTACCCTACTATCAGCAACAACATAAGCTCTATGATCGTTTTTTACCCCATCTAGCCAAGTCTTTGACGGGTGACATCATTGATGTGGGCGCTAATGTAGGCGCATTGATGGCAGCAATGGCGCAAGCGAACCCGCAATTAGAGTTTTTTTGTGCAGAGCCTCAAGAACATAATTTTGTTGCGCTGCAACAAAACAAAAAACTTGTGGAGGAGAAACTCCAAACCAAAGTGCGTTTAATGAAGAATACGATTGGTACAGTCGGTGTTTCGCTCAATGCAGTTATTGAGGAATTTGACTATAAGCCTGATTTGATCAAGGTTGATGTAGATGGCATGGATTACGATGTGCTGAACTCGTACAAGTTTGAGCAAAAACCTATGCTTTATTTTGAAGCGGATTACCAAACTGAGTTGCAGTTAGAGTTGTACAAAAAGCTGATCTATGACCTCACTATGAAGGGTTATAGCAAGTTCTTTTTGTTTGATAACTTTGGTGCGCTTGTGGGTAGGGTAGAGCATGACCAGACCAATCACATTGATAACTTATTTGATTACATCTGGACACTCAAACAAAAGCGCAGCACCATGACGATCTACTATCTTGACATTCTGGCGGTGACACCCAAGGATGCGCTAAGAGCAAGCAGATCAGTCAATGATTACTTAGAGCTTAATCTTTAACCAGATGCGCTCATGCAACCAATACAGGGCAATCTTGGAAAACAATTCAACAAAAGCAATGGTGACTGCAAGATGAGCTTGTCCTGTAATGATCCAAGACAACACAAAAGTATCAAGGCTGCCTGTAATGCGCCAAGTGACTGCCTTTAATAGAGATTTGTAATGTGAATCTATCTGCATCCCCAACGCCTTCTAGCAGCCTTGCCCCGCTCACCCTTCCAACTTTTGGATCTAGCACAAAATGACTTATGCCTTGGCCCTGATTTTGTTGGCGCTTTTAGTTTGCTTCCTGTTGCTCGGTTGTATTTCTTTCTTCCTTTGGCTGTTAATCCTCCGCCTTGACTTACTGACAGCTTCTCGCCACGACCAACGGAAAGATTAGTGCTTTTAGGCATACGCTCTAGTTCCCGCTTTATCAATGATTAGGGCTTGCTGACGAGGTTTATTTTCGGGATGGCTTGGTACTGAAATATGTGTCCAGCGATCAAACTCTCTAATGACTTGATCGTAACCTATGCCAGAAGCAATAATTGCTTGAACCACCTCATCTGGTGTCATGTCAGGGATTCTAAGGTCAGCAGCGCACCCAATACGATGCTGGCTAGTGTCTTTAGAACCTACGGCATCGTTTACTTGTTTGCTACGAAACGCTGAGTTAATCATGACGGGCTTGCCACCTAGAACAGTTTTGACTTGCTCTAAAAATGATGCCAAACGGGTTAAATTGGCAATCTCATCAACATTAGGAGTGTTATCAAACTCCCGATGATCGGTATGTGTTAGTTCTTCAAGAGTAAAGTGTTCTGAAAGGTTCATTTTGTCGGTGTGGATTGATGTAGCAGTTGATCTTTAGCTTGACTGCCAGCCGAGCTACCAAAATAAAACGCAATGATGCCTGTCCAAGCAGTACCAAGGCTGCCCAACATAATCATTAGGGCTTGGTTATTGGAATCTACTTTACCAAGCATAAGAGCAACCAAAATACCAAAAAAACCAACTGTAACCAATATAGACAGAACAGGAGGTATAAATGAATTGGTACTTTTCTGCATATCTCTCGCAGAAGACCTATCTTGTACTGCCAGAGTTTCAAAATTAAGGCCAAGCTCTTGAGCTTTTGATTGCAATTCGATTTCAGCTTGTTTAATAGAGGTAATTTGGTCTGCATTCAGTTTGCCGTCTTGAATCGTATCGTTTACTTTGTCCTCATCTATTCCCAAGGCTTTAGATACCGCTGTAACAGCCAAGCCAGCAAGAGGACCGCCAAGACAAGTAGCAATAGTAGGTGCAATTTGTTCAAGCCAGCCCACTTTATAGACCTTTGAAAAAATCTTTTACCTTATCCCATGCTTCTTCAGCAATTTGCTCTACTTCTGCTGGAATGTTAGCAATCTTTTGCTCTAAATCAGCAACTTGCGCTTTTGCCGCATCTAAATCGGCTTGTAATTTCTCTTTGATATTCATAAAAATTCCTTTTATTTGTATCCCCAAGTTAAATAGTACGCAATAATGGCCGCTAAAGCAAAGCACATAAGTTGTACTCTGCGTATGTCCTTTAAATCGTGTTGAAAATCCTCGTTTGCCTTGCGCTCTATATTTTCAATATCTAATTTAATTTTTAATACTGCTTCCCATTCTTTAGCACCGTACTTCTTTACAAAATCTATTTTTAGTTTTGCTTCTTGGTCGCTAATTTGTTTCTTTTTGTTCCAATCTTCTAACGCTTTTATTAACGCTGTTTGCTTCTTTAATTCTGCTTCTCGTAACGCTCTACGCCTTTCTTGCGCTCTTTTTTGTGCTACATCTACCGCTTCTTTTTGGACATCTTCAATCGAACTTCCGATGATTTTGCCAGCTTCTTTACCGCTTTTTACTCCTTCGCTTATCCCCTTTGCACCCGCTAAAAATCCAAATTCATCAAGCACAATATCCTCATAAGCTAGGTTCTATCCCCTATAGACCTTCTCCTGGGGTTACATAAACAGACGCATTGGCAGCATCGCCAATAACTCTTGCATACACATTACCTGATTGACTTACTTGTGGACCAGTAATTACTTTGTAAGCATAGGGTGGCAAAGGAATTACATAGCCAGGACCATTATCAGGTAACGCCACATTAAAACTGTTGGTAGGGCTTATCCATACATAAACAGCGTTATTTATATCGGCATTTGATAAAAAATACTGGTTTGATGAACTATCAGCAGTAATCGTAAACACATTAGATTGCGTATTAGCAGCACCTGTAACGGATACTTTTACCGTTTTCCCCATTGGTTGAAAAGCGATATTATTTGCCATTGATAATCCTTCTGCCTTTTTCTGGCTTGGTAGTGGCAGAATCTTTAGTGTTGCGATTGTCACCAAAATTCCATACGGATGTATAACCCGCTGGCATCTTGCCAGTTAAAGTAGTGTTTAGTCCATCAGCAGAACCATCACGCGGTAACTGTGGGCGAACAGATTTAGCTATTTGTTGATTGTTTTCTGATGAACGCTTGTGGGGTGTACTACCGCTACTACCCGTTGCTTTCGGTTTGAGGCTCATTTTTTGTCCTTTCTTTGACATTGACTATAAGGTAACAAAATACTACGAATATGGCTAATGTTGTCACCCGTTCCCACATGGGATTCCACATTGTCCAACCGCACATGACGCTTGAGGCTATGAGAGCCAGTATCGTAATCAAGCGGTCTGAGATGATTTTTAACGCTAGGCGAATAAGAGTGATTGCATCCATGATTGATCCCCGTAAAAGTTAAACAATTCATAGTTTAACCTTCATCATCATCTACTGCAATAAACCCACTACCCCATTCATCATCCGAGATTTTTTGCTTGAGTTTTTCAATATTGACGGCGCGGTCAATCACTTTGCATTTATCGGTCAAGGAAGCCAAGTCATCATTCATGACTTGTTGAAGCAGTTTGCTAACCGCTGCTTCCAGATCGGGATTTACGCCTTTGGATTTTTTGCTCATCTGTAGTATTTTGGGACATCGCCCATTGGTGTTAGTTTAGATGCAAGTTGAGTTAAACCTAAAGTACCTACCGCGCCCATCACCCATTTACGAGCGGTGGCTGCATCTTTAAGTTGATTGGCATTTTTGTTTGCTGCATTAACAAAAGCGTCACGCTCTGCTTGAGTAATGTATCCGTCTTTAAGCATCTTGTTAGCCGCTGACTTAATTGCTCCAGGGATTTCTTTAGGGCTCATTTTTGACAAATCATTGACCAAAGAGTTGTATTCTTTTTCAACTCCGTTAATCTGTTCCATAGTCTTTTCAGCTGCGCCCAGACGCTGCTTGAGTTTCACCTCAGCTGGACGGGCTCTGGCCTCACTACGAGCCAACATTTTTTCCATTGGTTCAGCAGCTTGGATTGTTTCAGACAATCGTTTTTGAGCAGTTTGAGACATACCCGTTAAGCGTTTTTGTTCTTGCTCGGCAGCTTTAGCGGCTGCTCCAGCAATTTTCTCGCCTTCCTTGTAGCCTTTTTCAAAGCCTTTGGCGGTTTCAACCGCGTCTTTTGCGGTTCTTTGAGCAGTCCTCAAGTCTTTAAAATCTTTGTAAAGACCTAATTGCTTTAACGGAATTTCATTGTTTTTAAGGAATGTTTTAATAACTGCGTCTGTTGGCGCAACATCCTGACCAAACAACTCTTTGGTGAAATACAGTTTTGCTGGCTCTTGTAGGGTAGGGTTGGCTTCCAAAAGCTTCTCAAAGACCTTATTTCCAGCTCTAGCCTTAGAAATTACCGCTCCGACTACCGCAGCCTCATCCATCTTGTAAGCGGTCGATAGCGGGTCTTTTTCAATAACTTTAGCCAACGCGCCATTACGCTCAACAATATCCAAACCACGCGATAGCACTCTAAATTTGTTTAAAGCTTCCAAATAAGGCTTGTTGCCAAACAAAATAGACTGCATGAGCTCGCCTTTTACCTTGCGAATTTCAGACACAATCGTTTTGTCTAGTTTGGTATCGCCAAATTGTTTGGCATTGATGATTGAATCTAAATAACCTTTAAGGTTATCAGCAGACTTTAATGACAATCCTTGGAAAGTATCTTCGCCAACTTTGGTGTCAAGCTCTCTTTGAACTTGCATCAATATTTGACGAGTTACTGGATTGCGAGTGCTCTCTAACATACCGCCAATAGTCTGGTTTACATTGGCGGTAGAGACGGACAGTCTGTCGCCAGCTGCGGCAATCGCGTTGCCAATACCAGCCTGTTTACGCAAGGCTTGGTTGTCATCAAATATCTTTTGAGAGGTTTGTTGGATTCTTTTGCCAAACTGTTCTTTGGTCATGGTCGGCAAAGCTAGTAAATCTTGTTGCAAACTATTGACGGCTTGCTCTGTTTGCAATACCCGCTGTTCAGCTTGGCTAACTAATGCTTGAGCTTGTTCGTAGCTCATATTGGCATCTCTGGCCGCGTAACCCGCTTCAACTTTGGCGCGATTTACTTTGTCTAGCACGGCTTGACGCTCAGATGCCATTGGCATTCCTGTTTGAGCGGCTTCTGCCCTAGACTCGGCTTTTATCCCTCTTTCGGATAACTGACGCTCAACGCGCTGGGCAGCTTCTAGTTCAGTTTGAGCTTGCAAACGGGACAATCCAGCGTCTTCTAATATATTTAACGCTTTTTCTTTGCCAGCAGTACGCAATATGTTTGTTAGGTTTCTGCCTTCTAAATTAAGGGCTTTCCCTAAGTAATTGGTAATTATTGATGATGGCGTTCCAACGGCTAAAGCTGACAAAGGATAGGCTACTGCGCGTGGCATGCCCATCATTTCCAAACCTTGCTCTGCCGTTTCCGTGGTTGCGCCACCAACACCGCCAACCAATGCGCGCTTACCGCCTGGCACTTTTGCTAATGCTTGACCGCCAGCTTGTAATGCAGTTCCAGCATATCTAGTAGGAGCAGTAGGAATGGCACTTAAAACTTTTCCACCGACTTCCATAATGGCTGGCGCGCCATAACTTAAAGCTGCGCCCGTAGCTCCGCCACCAAGAACCTCAGTACCAGAAAAATCTTCTCTTCCCGTAGGAGAAAATAAATACTTTCCTGTAGCTTCAACGGCTTTGGCTACGCGCCCTTTAGTTTCTGGCGAGGCTGGAGTAGATGCTCCCATCTTTGGAGAAACCATCGCTGCGCCACCACCTGTGGATGTAGCACCCTCTGGTAATGGCGGTAAGGAAACGCTTGTTGCGCCTTCTGGTAGCGGTGGTAAATCAGCCATTATTTAGCCTCTGTGCCGTCATCTGCATGTACCCAAGCCGTCTTATCGGAATTAAGAACAATCTCTCTACCTCTTAGATAATGTTTTTGTTCTGTAGAGGGTTGTTCACCGCCAAGTGGAACGGCAGCAACATCTGGCTTCATGGTTTTCTCAAATCCTTTTTCATTGGCTTTAATGGCTGCTCTGACTTTGTTGTAGTCGTCATTATTAAATCCAAGAGAAGCAATCTGCTCAATAGAGGATTGTTTTTCATGTTGCAAGACGCGTTCAAAAGTAACGGCATCCATGTTTTCACGGGTCAGCGCGTTAGACGCAGCTTTAAATTCGATCACAGGAGCGCGATTACCGTATTTAGATTGTAAATACGCCATAACGGTATCTAATTGCGCTTTACTGAGTTCTTTAGCATTTTCAGAAAAGCCAACAAAGGTCTTACCGCGTTCAGTATCATCAATCGCTTTTTGTAACGACTCTTGCGTAATGATTTTTTGACCAGTTTGAGGGTCTGTTTCAGCGTATTTATCCAAATCAGTAGAAACAAACTTATTAACAAATCCAGCCACTTCGGCAGCAAAACCGCTCTTAGTTCCAAGACCGCGACTCTTTTCGCCCAAATCATCTAGTTTGCTCATGTAACGGGCAGTAGCGGCCAACTTCGATCCTGTGTCCACATCCACTTTTCTGCCAATAGCATTAGAAATAAACGCAGCTTGGAATTCACCTTTCTTAGGAAATGCGTCACCTTTGCCACCAGCACCCAGCTTAGTAGCACCAGCAAGGTCAAACGGCACTTCTCTTACATCATTTGGATTCTTAGTATTGACGGCATAAGTCTTGCCATCTTTAGTGAAATACTGATAGTTGCCAGATGCCTCTCTACGGCGTAAAGAAAGCTCTTCTTCTTTTTGCAAAAAGTTGCCTGATTTTTCATAAAACTCAACAATTTTATCTACTTGAGCTTTATTGGCATACGCGCCAATAATAGAGTTTGTACCCGCTTTACGAGCAATCATCTCTAGCTTTCCTTGAGCAGCCTCTTTGTCGTATGGAGCAAGTTTGTAGTAATCTTCCAAGTCTTTTCTGAGGTCTTCACGAATTTGTTTGATGCGGTCAAAGTTGGTTTTAAATTCTTTGTACTCTTTTTCGTACAAATCTTTACGACCAGCTTGCCAACCTTTCATCATGCCGCTCATAGAATTCATGGCGTTTAAAGCGGAGAATTTTCCAGAGCTACCCAACATAACACCCATAGTAGCAATCATGCTAAATAATCCGCCTAAGCTGGCTGCGTTTTCTTGCGTAGGATGAAACTCTGGGTATGGATATTCAGCTTCTTTAACCTTTTCTTCATCAACTTTGTTTTTTAAATTGGTATAGGCTTGTTCAGAACCTTGCGCTCTAGCACCCAAAATATTAGTTTCGTTTTCCATCTTGGCGCGTTCATAATCCGCTCCCGCTTGAGCTTGCATAGGAGCTAATGCCGAACCTCTTTCAAATGCTTGCCGTGGATTTTTAGGCATAGCAAATTGTGGTGCTTGCATATCCGTTTTTAATGCGCCACCAAGCGTGCTTACATTAGGTTGAGGTGTATTGACCTTTTCCTGTGGGATTTGATCTGCTGGAGTTGCCATTATTGACTTATCCTAATTGTTTGACCGCCAACGCTTCCACCAGCTGCTAAAGATGCTAGCTGGGTGTAAAAATTAGTAGTAGCTTGATTTAGAGTTTGGTCTAATTGCAAACTAGTTCTAATAGCACCTAACGCAATATTGTCACCAATTTGGGCAACATTCAATCCATAAGTGTATTGGTTATTAAGCAATGTTTGGTAAATATTCGCTAATTGGTTTGCTGCTTGATTTGCTCCTACACCGCCACGGCTAGCAATACCTTGATTGATTTGCGCTTGTGCAGCTTGATACGCTTGCTGAGACTGAGGGCTTAACTCACCGCGCTGGGCTTGACCAATTAAAGTCTGGCCTTGTTGTTGATAAGGTTGAGCAATATTGGTTTGTTCTTGAGTTGCCGCTTGATTTTGTTGCGCACCTTTACGCGCTTGAGTCGCTCCATAAGCACCTAGCGCGCCAGTCAAACCTAAACGAGCAAGGTTTCCAGGAGTAAGAGCAGCTTTAAGCTGTTCAGAAAAATCTTTAGGTGCGTTTGGATCAGTTGGTTTAGCGGGTGCGGCAGCTTGCTGATCTGGGCTCACAACGCCAGGGCTTACTGGACTTGTAGGAGTAACTGTTGAAGATACCGCTCCAGTAGGAACTACTTGTTGTAATGGAGTGCTAAAAGTTTGACTAACAGTTTGTCCAGAAGGGGTTAAAGTGTCATACCCAGCGTTTCCAGCGGGACTTACTGAAGGAGCGTAAGCATCACCGCCTGGAGTGTAAGATGAACCAACTTGTACGGGTACTCCAGTATCAGCTTGTGTAGGTGTAAATTGACCTTGTTGATTAACAACATCATAGGTTGGTGAGGCTGGAGCAGCTTCAAAAGAATAATCACCAGAATCTTCAAACTCAGGCAATCCAGTATCAGGGTTTACGCTACCTGATCCACCTCTGCGTTTTAACAAAGCGGCTTCTTTAGGAGTAATGTGAGCAAGCATGGTGTCTTTGCCGCGCCCTTTAGAACGCAACATTTCCGCCAACGCTGGCAAATCCATTTTTAAAGTTTTGCTAATAGCCATTAAGCACTCCCTGTTTCGTCTTTAGTCCGTAATGATGCTTGATTCCATACATTAGGAGTATTTTTTTCTCCACCGCCAATATTAACTGGTGGGCTAATATCTCCACCACCTAAATTTAATGATTGTGCCAATGCTTGGCTACCTGGAGTTGTTCCAGGTTGTCCTGTTGTCAATAAGGATGATGTAGGTTGTCCAGGAGCTTGTGTGCCACCTTGGGCAGATTGTTGTGGATTAAACAAATTGGATACATTTTGACCAATAAATGCACCGCCTAAAGCTCTTGCTAATTTATCGGATTCTGTAGGGGTATTTCCATCACTAGAGCCAAATATTCCTTGAGTTAAGCCAGCGGTAGCTCCGCCAATTTCGGCTTGTTTGGTAGCGTTTTGTAAATTTGAGCCAGATAGTTCTGCTTTGGTAAATGCGCTTGATGCGCCACCAGCAGTTGCTCCAGCAACAGATGATTCTGTAGCCCCGCCAACCGCTCCGCCAACTTCTGAGCCAACTGCACCGCCAACCGCGCCTACACCAGCAGCCTCTAAAATCTTTGTGGGATCGCCCGATTTCTGAGCTTCTGTAATTGCACCCGCAGCCGCGCCCGAAGCAGCTGCTCCAACCGCAGACAAGGTAGCCACGCTATAGCCAGCAGAAACGGCCTCAATGGCATCTCCATAACCTAATATGGCTGCGCCCATCTCAGGACCAGCAACCACAGAGGCTGCCACGGCAACAACGGCAATAATTACTGGAGCAGCTTGACCCATTATATTTTTCCCTCTTTTAATAATTCTTGCGTTAATTTTCCAGCAGTAATTCCATTGGCTAATAATTGATAATCTATTCCTGGACCTTTAGGAACTTGATCTGGTGTCAAAATGCCATTTTTTACAGCAACTTCAATAGCCATCGGATACATTTCTGGTTTTCTTAGGGCTTGCATTGCGTATTTACCAGCCAAAATAATTTTTTGCGGATCTGCGCCTGATGTTTTAATAATTTTTAACAAACGATCTTTAGTTTGTTGTATTTCTGGTTGCGATTTTGGCTGCCCTTTGTTTTCTACCAAACTCATCACATCCTGATTGATTGGCTGTGTTTGTTGCGGTGCAACATTTTGATTTTGTTGGGGTGAGGAAATAGGTGTCATGATAAGTTCAAAGAAGCGGCAATTTGTTGGTGAATGTAAAGATGTGAGGCAAGCCAATCGTAAAAATCGGACTCGTTATTAAAGTCCACATCGAGCATATTAAACGGATTATTGAGGCCTAAAAGACCCGCAAAAGACTGATGTTCAACTTGGTGAGCAAGCAACCAATCGTCCAAATTGTCGGTATCAGCGTCCGTTATTGGGAACGCTGGGACGGAAACACCCGCATCCATGAAAGTATCGCGAAAAAGCTGGTGTTGGATGCCATTTTGAAACAAAAACTCTCCTAGGGAATCTTTATCCCCAAATTTAACGATGGAAAGAGTTTCAAAGTCCAATTTAGTTCAGCTTAAACGCAATCGCTACTAAAGAAGCCACAATAAAACCAGCGGAAGCAATCAAAATAGTTTCAATCCGTTTTAATCTGGCGCAAATACTGTCATAACGCAGCTCACACACCGCTTCATGGGTGTTAAGCCGAGCTTCGGTGTTATCAATTAAAAGTTCGTTAATGTTAGACATTGTAGTAAGGTATCTTGTAATTAGTGCCGTTAATATTCAATACTAAATAGCCTAAAGGCACTAAGGGAAGTGAACTAGTATTAAATGTTGCATTGGCGTTTGTTGTGCCAGAGTAAGCGTTGATGGTGACTGTATTGTTAGCGTTAAGCACCATAGCATCGGTAGTAGCGTTGTTAGCTGCGAAGTGAACCGCATTATTGCTAATTGTGCCAATGTAAAGATCTGCTGAACCAGAATATAAATAAGGTGATCCAGGTTTATAAAAAGCGCCAGAACCCGAAAAAAGACTAGAGTTTATACCAAAGTCTGCATAGGCAGAACCCGTATCATTTACCACTACATAATCAGATGAAGCGTTTGATCCGTTACTAGTGTTCTGCAAAACTACTTGAACTGCACTATTAGAGCTGTTTGCCCAAGAAGCAGCTATGCCTGTATCGGTATAAGACAAATTGCCGTAAGAAAAAGCACCAATATTAGAGCTTGCAGAAATGTTTGCAGTAGCTATTTGATAAACGGCATTGTCATAAGTAACCGATGTATTACCACCAGTAATTGCTACGGCATTAGCATTTTGAGTAGCCATCGTACCCAAGCCAGTAATTGCGCTATTGGCTATGCTAATTGCCACATTGACCGCATTGGTCACTTGACCTTGAGCGTTGATGATTACTTGAGCAACAGTTGATGCGTTGCCATAAGTGCCAGCCGTAACAGTCGTATTGGCAAGCGACACTGTGCCATTACCCGTAATTGGGCTTGGACTTACATTGATACCAGTACCACCGTTAATCTGGGTTACTGTACCGTTAGTAGTAGTTCCGCTTGTAACGACCTTAAGGACCATGTCTTATACCCCATCGCCAGGTGTGATGTAAATTGTGGCATTAGCCGTACTTGTGCCAGTAAAGTAAGCATTGGGAGCAAAGGTCAGAATCTCATCTGTACCCGCTAACAATGGAAAGGCTGTACCGCTAGTAGTCACATTGGCTGAAGCAGTATTAGCAGTTGCAGCATCGTTGCCATAACCTAAAAACACCAAGCTAGTACCAGCGTTAATAATCCGATACTGATTACCACCTAAAGTAGTGGATGAACATTGAACGGGAGTAGGAGCA